TGGATTTGTATTCTGTTCAACGGAAGTGTTCAGGGCAAGTGGTAAATTCGATATGTATTTATTGAATAAGGCGCAAAACCCAAATGGACGTGCCGATGAATTTGGTTTCTCTCACAGATTCAAAGCGGATTTTACAAAAGATGCACAAAAATATTCGGCTATGATTTATCAGGCCAAATCAGTATAAGGGTTAGTTTTCATAGGTTGGAAAACCACTTCAATTCGTTAACGGGTTGAAGTGGTTTATTTCAAAAACTAAACGAATGAAAAGAAGCGATATATACAAAGCCTTACGCGATCAGGCTAAATCTGAACTGGAGTATCTCAAATTTGTAGATTTGCAAAAGGGACAGATGCAAAATGAGGTACAAAATTATCCTGTTCCGCTTCCGGCTTTGTTTATCGAACTTGGTGATTTCCGCTTTAGTAATCTTGGAGAAAGCGCGCAAATTGGTGATGGCATTGTAAGTCTTTACCTATACGTCAATTCGGGCTCTGATACGTTCAGTACTTCCACCAGTGAAAATACAAGCTTGGATATCCTGGACAAATTTGATGATATTTATCAGGCCTTTGAAGGCTTATCCATTGATAAGCTTACCCCGCTAAACAGATTAGCCGAATATAAACCGCAATATGGTAAAAAGTATATCCTTTTCAGGGTTGACTTTAGCACTGCGGTAGATGATAAGAAAGTAATTGAACGTAACACAGTGGCTAAACCGGAACCGGATATAGCTTCAACATTTAGATTCAAATAAGATGGCAGACTATAAACATGCAATTAAACGGATACTGACTACTGAAGGTGGCTATGTGAATGACAAAAATGATGCAGGCGGTGAAACTTACAAAGGAATTGCACGCAACTTTTGGCCAAAGTGGATGGGCTGGGTATTTATTGATCCGGCTAAAAAATTAAACGGATTTCCTACATCGCTCGAAAAGATTGTACCGCTTCAAGAATTTGTTATACAATTCTATAAACAAAATTTTTGGGATAAGATCGGCGGTGATTTTATTGCTGATCAGGATATAGCAGATATGTTGGTGGATAGTGCCGTAAATGAAGGAATCAAACCTGCTATCAAACGTGCGCAATCGATCGTCACAATGGCTCAGACAGGAATTATAACTCCTGAGTTAGTTACAAAATTAAGCTCAATGATATGAAAAAGTTAGTGCCTTTGTTCCTTTTTATCTCGGCGTTTTGTTTATCACAACCGGCTATAAAAAAGGATACAGTTGGTGTGTTGAACGCTAAAATCATATTATTGAGTGATTCGATTGCAAAATTGAACCAACGCCCAGCAATGACAAAACTGCAATTTATTCAGCTTTACAAGTATGATAGATTGCTCAAGTACTACAAGATTTGTAAACGAAAACCGACTCAGTGGAAATATTACAAAGGTTGGTCAACTAGAGTTTTTGAATTATGAAGAATTATTTTGTTAAGTTTCTTGCAGTATACGACTGGAATTCATTTGAAGAATTTGTGTTGTCTATATTTCCAAGTTGCAAATACCAGTTGCATAGTGCAGTACTGACGCTTTCAGTTCTTTCTGGATTGGTCAATTACCTATTTGGCGTTACGCCGGCTTTGGCCATTGCCATGTTTGCAGCAATAGTAATTGAAGTGGTAACTGGGATTAGAGCATCTAAGCGGAAAGGAATAGGTTTTGAGTCCTTTCGGTTCTCGCGTTGCGTGATAAAAATACTTATCTGGCTGGCTATACTTTACATTATTCATGCTTTTAAACGTGAATTTCAGGACTCAAAGAACCTTATTGATTTAGCAGCTTATAGCTTCTTTAGCTTTGTATTCGTGGCTTGCCTGACAGGATTCCTGGTTGAATATGTGACTTCCATCCTAGAGAATGTATCGGTGCTCAAAGGAAAAGAAAAAACGGCTATAATCGAAGCCATTCATGGCGGTTGGACAAACTTATTGTCAAATATAAAACCAAAGAAAAATGAGAACTAAAAATTTAAACAAAGCATTGGTTGAGCGTATCATACTTCTTTGTGTTGTATTCGTTTCAACTTTCGTTTATTCGGGCTGTAAAACGCTTAAACAAACCAATAGTTCTGAAGTAAAAAACAATACTTCGGCAACCTCAACGGTAAGTACTTCAAACGATACAAAACTGGATGTAAAAACTTCGATAAGCTCAGTTATCAATACTTCGACAAGTTCATCATCTACTGACAAAGGAATTACTTCCGAAACTGTTGAAGAAACAAGTACGAGTACAAAATTATCACCACCGGACAGCACTGGTAAGCAATATCCAACTGAAACCACCACTACGAAACGAAGTATCAAACGTGGTGAAAATAAAAATTTAGCTGCAAATTTAGGCTCAAAAAGTGATGCAGCAACAAATGCTATCAATGAGGACAAATCGAAGTTAAAAGCGAATGTGTCACAACAGAATAAAGGCAAGTCGCAAACAACTATGAAAGAAGCCTCAAAACGAACTGAAAAGGTAAAAACATCCGGTTGGGTATATATTGCTATAGTTGGCTTGATTGGTCTTTTATCATTCATTACATATAGAATTTTGAAACGCTTTAATAAAATTAAATAGTATGGCAAAAACTGAAGAAAAACCAGTTGAAGAAACCACAAATGTGGAAACAACTACCGAAACAACTTCAAACGAAATAGTTTCTCCTGAAGCTACAGTCGAAGAAACTAAGCCGAGTGAAAGTACAACAGAAGAAACTAAACCGGGTGAAAGTACTATCCTGGAAAAAATAGTTGAAGCAAGTAAACCTGTAGAAACAACCGAAGCTACTATAACAGAACCGGCTACTACTGGAACTGAATCTAATGAGACCACAGAGCTTGAAACTGTGGAAGAAAAAGTGGATACAGAATTTACTGCTGAAGCTGAAGCAATCATGAAAAAGCAGGAGGTGAAAGAAATTTGGCGTTGTCCTGTTCTTGGTTATTGGTTTACTAAAAAAGAGTTCGCCGATGACAATGCGAAGAAAGTAAAAAAAAGTGCTGAACACTATAATTTGTAAACCATGTCAGGATTACCTAATGTAAGTATAAGCCTTGTTCGTGACGGACTGGGCTTAGTAGCCGAAACAAACGATAACACAGTCGGTTTTATTCTTCCTGGTGTTGCTGTTGCAAATAAACTGGTTTTGAATACTCCTTATGCCATTTACAGCACTGATGGAGCAAAAGCCCTGGGCATTGATTCTACCGGTTCGAATAAAGCTGCTTATCGTCATATTTCAGAATTCTACTCCGTAGCTCCTACAGGGGCAAAACTTTGGATTATTGTAGTTGCAACAACCACTAAATTATCTGAAACAGTTGATTCTGAACTGGACATCTGTCCGGCCAAAATTATGCTGAACAAGGCTAACGGTGAAATTATGGCTGTAGGTACAGCAGTTGCCACTGATAGTGGTTTGACCGTTGATGGACTTGATGGCGAAGTTTATACAGCCATGATTAAAGGGCAAACTTTAGCTGAAGCATATCTGGCCAAGATTATGCCATTTGTTTTGATTATTGAAGGTCGTAAAGTGACTGATGTAAATTCGCTTCGCAATTTACATACCGAAACAAAATATCGCACTTCGGTTGGTTTGTGTTCAACGCTTCCTGACGGTTCTGCTTCCATTGGATTGATATTAGGCCAAATTGCTGCATTGCCAGTACAGCGCAAAATATCGCGGGTGAAAAATGGGTCATTACCAATTACCACCGCTTACTTGAGCGATGGTGTTGCTATAAAAGAGCGTGAAGATTTGGGTACAATTCACGACAAGGGTTATATCATCTTCCGTCAGTTCCCCAATAAGTCAGGTTACTTTTTTAATGGAGACTTCACAGCCACTTCGCTGACAGATGATCTGAATATAATCGCACGTATTCGAACTATTGACAAAGCGTTGAAGATAACTTATAATACTTATGTGGAAGAGCTTGACGATGATGTGGAAGTAAACGATGACGGGACACTGAACACTGCTGTAGCTGCTTATCTGAAACAAAAAATTGAAACACAGGTGAACGGTTCAATGGCCGGTGAAATATCGAAATTCACCGCGCAAATTGATACTACTATTGATATCCTTTCCGGTGCTGCTCAAAAAATATATCTGAACATTACTCCTAAGGGTTATTTGAATCCAATTGAGGTGGTATTGAGTTTTGTAAATCAATAATAAATAAAAGAATTATGGCATATAGTTGGTCAGAATACCGCTGTTATATGGGCGGGCGGTTTGTAACCGGTATTCGTGGTTATAAGTATAAAACTGAGCGTGAAATTGAACCGATTTACGCTGAAGGTGATGAGCCTGTAGATGTTGGTTACGGAAATAAGAAATACAGCAATGAAATAAAATTGCTTCAAAATGAATTGGAGTCAATTATTGTTTCCGGTGGTGGTGACCCTTTCAAAATTCCGCCATTCACAATTGTTCACTCATACATTCCACAAAATAGTACTGGGAGAATTATTACTGATGTTTGTGAAGGTATTCAATTTACGGATATTGAAAAAGCAATGGAACAAGGTGCTAAATTTATGGAAATTACAGTTCCTACATTTGTCAAAAAAATCAGATATAATACAACATACACAGCTTAATCATGAAAAAAGAAATAACCCTTGTAGGCGAAGTTACGCCAGAACAAATTGAACAGTGGAAAGTCAAATATGGCAAAGTACACGGTGTGATTGTAGATGGGCATATTGCTTATGTCCGTAAAATAGATCGGAATACTACCAGTTACGCACTCAGTCAGATGTCGTTCAAAATGTCGAAAGGTGAAAACGATGCTAGCGATATTGAAATGAATATGGGCAAACTGATGAAAACCGGTGAAGCTGTATTGAATAACTGCTGGATTGGTGGTAGTGAAGAAATTAAAAAAGATGAAACGCTTTGGTTCAATGCCTGTGTAAAAGCCGGAGAATTGATAGAGTTCAAGGAGACTGAGCTAAAAAACTTTTAAGCGAGGCTGAACAGTGGGGTGATAATGATTGGGTCGGCTTAATGTCGACCCAATTAGAATATTACCTAGGCTATGATGTCTCGCACCTTACAGATGAACAATGGGCGATGAAGGTTGCTCACCTTTACATAGTACGAAAACGAGAAGCTGAAGCAAATAAGCAATAATGGGACCAGGTGTTGAATACATATTACGAGCGCGCGATTTATTGAGCGGTGTTTTGAAGAATGCTTCGAAAGCTGCTGAAAATGTATCGAAAAGCGTAGATGGTGTAGGTAAGTCAACCGAAAAGGCGATGGTTAATGCTGAAAAAAGTGTCAGTCGTGCTTCTAAATCATGGGAAAATTATATCAATAAAGTTCGCGAATCGAACAATCAAACTAATGATTTAGCGAATGGAATAAAGAAGATTGTAGGTACGCTTGCAGTTTTTGAAGGTATAAAAACCATTGTAAAAATGGGGTCTGATTTGGAGCAATCTAAAATCAGTTTTGATGTATTGTTGGGGAGTGCTCAAAAGGCTCAAATCATGTTGGCTGGATTAAATAAGTTTGCCAATGATACGCCTTACGAAAACAAGCCATTGATTGACCAAGCTAAGTTATTGCTTTCGTTTGGTACTTCAGCAGAAAAGATTTTGCCAACCCTGAAAATGCTTGGTGATATTGGTATGGGAGATACCAATAAAATGCAATCGTTGACATTGGCTTATGCTCAAATGTCCAGTGCCGGCAAGCTACAAGGACAAGACTTATTGCAAATGATAAATGCCGGTTTCAATCCATTGCAGGAACTTGTAAAAATGACAGGGAAAAGCATGGGAACGCTTCGTAAGGAGATGGAGAAAGGCAAAATTTCATCATCAATGGTTGAAACTGCTTTTCAACATGCTACAAGTAAAGGCGGGCTTTTCTTTGGTATGATGGATAAAATGAGCCAAACGACTTCAGGTAAGTTTTCTACGATGGTGGGAACACTCAAGCAAACGGGGGCTGAAATTGGATTAAAGCTTTTGCCTTATGCCAATAGCCTGATGAATTTCTTGATGCCGATGGTTGACTGGATAGCTCGTAATGCTAACATGCTATTACAGCTAACAGCCGTCGCTCTGGGTGCATATGCAGCGTTTAAATTGATAACTTGGGGCATAAAGCTTTGGACAATTGCTCAAGCCATTCTAAATGGTACAATGGCTCTTAATCCTGTGGGATTAGTCGTCATTGGTATTGCTGCTTTGATTGCGATGATTGTCATTGCATGGAATAAGTTTGCATGGTTCAGGGGTATTGTTCTGGGACTTTGGGATTCATTTAAATTGTTTGCTAACTTCCTAAAGGACTCTGTAATGAATACGGTAAAAGGGCTAGTTGATATGTTCTTGGGACTTGGTAAAATCATTGATGGAATTTTTCGTCGTGACTGGGGAAAAATTAAAGATGGAGCAAAACAAGTTGGTTCTGGCTATGTGAATAGTTTTGCTGGTGGTGGCATTGTAAAAGCTGCTATTGATAACGGTTCAAAAGCCGGTGAGACATGGGCAAAAGGATATAACAAAGGACTTAAAAGCTTTGCAAAGAGTCAAGCGGATAATAAGAGTGGTGTTGACGCTGGTTCATTGACAAGTGGATTAGGTAAAACCGGCGGAACTACTCCTGATGATAAAATAAAAAGTATTGCCGGTGGTGGAAGTAAGCCTACGAATATCAACATTATTTTGAATAAAGAAATGGTTGGCAGCATTACCGTACAGGCCACTAATGTAAATGAAGGCGTTGGTAAGATTAAAGACATTGTCATGGAATGTATGTCACAGGTATTAAATAGTGCAAACCGATTAGCTCATGAATGATAAATATAATTTCAATGAATTTGATTTGGGCGAAATTTTTAAAAGTGTTTGGGGTTATTCAGCTCCTCCTCTTTTATTTGGTTTGCAAAATGCAGTTGAAAAAAAGCTATTTGGGAACACTTCGGATACTTCGGATTATTCCTTCGCAATACCTTCGGAACGGCGGGAATACAATATAAAAGGTTCGCCTTTTTACGGATTGAATAACAATGGCAATGAAGTGTTTTTGCCTATTTGGTTGATTAAGGCCGATGGAACAAAGTTTATGCTTCAGAATACGGTTTCATCCATTGTAAGCAAAAAAACGATTGTTGAAACCGTATTGGTCAATCAGCATGGTTCTGTAAAGGAAGAAATATCAATGGATGATTGGGATTTGGCTGTGAAAGGTATTATAGTTTCACCGGATATGGATTATCCTGATCAGCAAGTTGCAGATCTTAAAGCACTTTACAAGTTAAGTGAATCACATGGAATTGAAAATGCCAGGACATCGCTACTCTTTGAAGATAATGAAAAGGTAGTTATGAAAAACCTGAAATTTCCTGAAATAAAAGGGATGAAAAATGTACAGGCATTTGAGTGTGATCTAGTGAGTGATATTGAATTTAAACTGATAATTGAATAATGTACGTCAAGCTTCGTGGACATATTGAAATAGTGCGTAAATCGGATGGTAAAAAGCTTTCATTCGATGCTTTTCACTCTGTTCACATTGAATTAGACATTTTCAAAATAAATCAGTCATGTAAAATTCAGATTCCAATTTCAGCCAGATTAGAATATAAAGATAAAAGGGTTGGTGAAAGCGTTCAGACAGCTTCACAGTTTGCTCGTGGTGATAAAATAAGTGTATGGTTGGGGTATAATAATGATATGCGGTTGGAGTTCGAAGGTTTTATTTATCGTTTGAATTACAAAACACCGCTTGAAATTGAATGCGAAGGTTACGAATTCCAATTGCGAAGGCCTTGCGAAACTAAAACATGGAAGTCGACAACCATGAAAACGGTACTTCAGTACCTGATCAATGAAACGGATATCGTATTGAGTGACCATATTCCGGATATAAGCTTCACGAAGTTTATTATACCGGCTAACATGACAAAGTTGGAAGCCTTGCAACTCATTAAAGAGAAATATGGTGTAACTGTATTTTTCATGGGTAAAACTCTTTATTCCGGGTTGGCCTATGTAATTGACCGGGGAACTGTAAAATATAAGTTGGGCTATAATACCATCAATGCCGATGACCTGAAGTATCGTAATGCTGACGATGTAAATCTTAAAATAAAGGCTATTTGGATTAAACCGGACAATACCAAAGTTGAAGCTGAAGTGGGAGATAAAGAAGGAAGCTTACGAACATTGTTTTTCTATGATGTTTCGAGTACTGCTGAACTCAAAAAACTAGCAACTGAAGAAATAAAGAAGTACAAATATTCCGGTTACGAAGGAAAGATAAAAACATTTTTACAACCGTTTGCTCAACCAGGAATGAAAGCAAATATGACAGACCCGAAGTATGATGAACGTGGTGGAATTTATTATATAACGAAAACTACGGTGGATGCTGATAAAGGTGGTGGTAGAAGGATTATTGAAATATCAGTCAAATTATTATGACAAAAGAACAAGAAATACTGAAGAAATTTCAAATCCTTGGTAAAGGAAATGAAAAAACATTTCTGGCATTCGTAGAAGAGAATTATCCGAACAAGGATTACATTGATGTAAAAGATTTGTCCGGAACTATTTACCCAGATGTTCGTAAGCGTGCTGCTATTGGAACTGGAAACGATGCAAAGAAAGGAATAGTTATAACACCCGTTCCTGGTTCTTCAGTTATCGTTAGTCGTATTGGCGATAGTGATGAGCTGTTTGTTGAGATGTTCTCTGAAGTTGAAAGCATTGTGATTGATGGTGGTGAAAATGGAGGATTGACCATAGCACCAACTTTAGTCCAGGAACTAAATAAAAATAATGAATTGCTTCAAGCCATTATAACGGTTCTTTCTGGTCCACAAATACCAGAACCCGGTAACGGTTCTCCCAGTGCATTGCAAACGGCATTAAAAGGAGCAATATCAGGGAAAAAGCTCGGCGATTTTTCAAATATAGAAAATAAAAAAATAAAACACTGATGGCAAAGGATAAAGGCATATTACTGACCGATTCAGGTGATTTAAGCATGAATGTAGTTCGGGATTCAAACGGACTTATTGTGTCCGGTTTTTCTATTGGTGATGTGACCAGACAGAATCAACGAACAATTTTATTGGCTGAACCTGGTGAAATAAAAGAGGTACCTACAATGGGGGTTGGATTAGCTTCTTTCCTTGACGATGATAATCCTTCGGACTTGCTTCGCGCAATTCGTGAAAATCTTCGCGAAGATGGGCAAAAGGTTAACTCATGTGGTTTTAATACAGATGGTAAACTTGTAATTGATGCTGAATATGAAAGTTGAAGATAATCAATCTCTATTCGACATATCCTGCCAACGTCTTGGCTCAGCCGAGGCAGCTATTCAAATAGCTTTGCTTAATGGCATTTCCGTGACGGATGATTTGCAAGTTAGCCAGGAGCTGGAACTGCCCGATGTGGTCGGGCAGTCAATAGCGACTTATTACGCTAACAAAGGTATTACTCCGGCAACCGGTGTAACAGATGCTACAATAGCTACTCTGGGTGGATTGGGATATATGGCAATAGGGATAGATTTTATAATTAGTTAGATATGGCACGTACAGTTACCGAGATAAAAGAGAGCATGACAACGCAGTTCATGGCATCCACCACGTTGGCCGGATGGTATGGGTTTGTAGTTGGGGCTTCATTTGAAGATACATTCTCGAAGGTATCTTTAGAGAGTATTATATTTTATATAATTGCTGTAGCACACTTTAGTCTAGAGACCCTTTTCGATGCTCTAAAAACCTATATCAATGCGCTGTTAGCTGCATTGAAGCCACACACAGCACGCTGGTATCGGGATATGACCCTTGGCTTTATGCTTGACATGACCCTTGTACAAGATGAGGACTATTACGATACTTCAGGGATGTCTGATAGTGAAATTACAGCGGCTAAAGTCGTGAAGTATGCAGCCGCCAAAGAGGCTACAGATAGTTCATTTTTGACCATAAAGATAGCCGGCGAAACGAATGGAGTACGTTCCAAATTGTCGGATGAAGTGGCTATTCAGATAGCGGCTTATATTGATGAATTTCGGGATATGGGCGTAAAGATAAATCTTGTCAATCAAGATGCCGACATTTTCAACTGTGAACTTGATGTGTATTTTGATCCAATCCTTTTGCCCGACACGGTAAAAGAAAGTGTGACCACTGCTTTGACTTCATACATTCAAAACCTGACTTTCAATGGCGAATACACAAATCAGTCGCTTGTGGATGCCTTGCAAAAACTGGATGGTGTTCGCATAGCTGAGCTTAAGTGGGCAAAAAGCCGGGATGTCAACAGTACGGTGTTCGATTTGATTAATGCTAAGAAAACACCTATATCAGGTTACTTTACTCCAGGAACAATAACCATTAATATGATTGCCGATGTCAGCGTATGATGTAAATTATAAGAAACTTGTAGTGCTATTGTTGCCTACATTCTTACGAAGAAATGCACTTATTGACTTTATCTATTCGGCTGTATCACCGGTTGCTGCTCTGCACCAACAATTCAAGGTGTTTATGGCCGAAACAATGTACAAATTGTCGCACAATGGGCAGCATTGCCATTTACGTGGAATGCTTAACGATACATTCGACCCGACACAACGCCGTATAACGCTGGCTGACGTAGCCGGAACACATGAGCCTTTTTTGCTCTATTGGAGGAGTGAAAACAAAGCGAAAAGGATATACCGGCGCGATCAAGACAAAGAGATGATTTTAAACCGCCGGGGCTTTGGTGGCACAGATAGCTTTGATTTTGTAGTGAATGTACCCAATGCGCTCAACTTGTCAGCCGATGATATTACACGCCTGAAGGCTCTTACTGATGCCTACAAGCTAGTTTCAAAACGCTATCAAATAATTTATGTATAATGAACAGAGGAAATTTTTTAGGGCAATCAAACCGTGATTTCCCGATCGACTGTGAAACATTTGACTTTCTCCAGGCTAATCAGGAACTGCTGTCTGTACTTGGTCAAATTGGTGGAGATAAGGCTATCTTATCGGGATGCGTAAAAACAGGTTCTAACGTAGCTTCTGGTTACGTATTTTTGAAAACAGCACAATATCCCGAAGGTGAAGTGTTGAAGTTTGATGGTGGTACAATTGATGGGGTAACCACAACGGTATACATCTCCGAAACAGCAACGTCTGTTAGTGCCCATGATTATAACTATCCGCAGGCGTATTACACACGATCGCTTAAAGCCGGCTTAGGCTCAGAACAATTTCTGTGGTCTGATTTCTCGCGGGTAGAAACAAACGCCGCGCTCAAAGCCCGGGTAAAAGTTCTCGAAGATGAAGTGGCAATACTCGCACCGCTTCCCATCGGTATACCTCAGCCCTGGACTGGATACATATCTAAAATACCATCCAACATGGTGCTTTACGATGGTAGAGCATTGAACATTGCTGATTATCCTAAAGCCTACGATGTTTGGGGTACGATGTATAATACACAGAACGGAAAAACAACACCTGCAGGACAGTTCCGCATACCGGATATGAGCGGGTTATTCGTCGTGGGTTATTCGGCTTCGGACGATGATTACAGTGAAATTGGGAAAAAAGGTGGAGCAAAAAAGGTTCCATTGAAAATTAGTGAAATGCCACCTCATGACCATCCACAACGTTATTCATGGGGTAAATGGGGTGACAATGCAAATAATAGGTGGATGCATTGGCCAGAGAATCAATTTACAGATACACCTGAAAATGTAACAGGAAAAAGGGGTGATGGTGAAGCGCACGAAAACAGACCACCCTTCTTTACTGTGGCTTACATTGGTAGAATAGAATAAAAAAACATACAATCATGGCAATAAAAACAATAGAAACATTAAAGTCTTATTTCTTTGAACGTGCATATCCAACATGGCAACAATTTTATGATGTGCTGGACAGCTTTCGACATAAGAGTGATAAGCTTGCCATTACCGATGTAGACGATTTGGCTGATCAATTGAATGGCAGAGTAACTAGTTCGCAATTAGATCAAGAAATACAAGATCGTAAAGCGGGTGATGGATCACTACAAGCTGATCTTGAAGGAAAGGCAAATGCCAGCGACCTGGAAGCCGAAGTGCAAGCTCGCACAGATGCCGATTCTGCGTTGCAAACGATCCTTGATGCTAAAGCAAGCTCTGCGGACTTGGCCTCAGAGACACGATCTCGTACTGAAGTTGATAGCAATATAATCGAAAGGCTTCAGACTGAAATTACTCAACGTTCAAACGAAGATTCAGAGCTCCATGCCGAAGTCGCAATAGCCCGTTCAATTGCCGAAGGTCGAAGCCAGGGAAAAGTGTTCGATACTGTAGATGCCATGAATGCCTGGCTGGCTATATCTACCAATACGGCTACACTCAACATTGGTGACAACCTACTTATCAAAGCCCTTGATGTCCCGGATTATTGGTGGGATGGTACTAGTGCACAAAAACTGGAAACGGAAAAAGTAGATTTGACCGATTACGTTCAAAAAGAACGGAAAATAAACGGGCATGATCTGTCTGTAGATATAAATCTAACGGCTGATGATATTGCCGAAACAGGTTCGCGGGGCTGGCTGACAGCGACTCTTAAAGCTGCATACGATGGAGCTGTAAGCTGGATTTCTACGAATGGAGCTAATCTTGTGGCTCATCTTTCCGATGCTGTTGTGCATATAACGGCTACAGAGCGGGCAAAATGGAATGCGGCAACTGTTATCCAGGGTACAAGTTTTATTTTTGTGCCGGGAAACGATACAGCGGCCAACAATGCCACTGCACTACAAGCAGCCTACACGGCTGCAAAGTCAAAAACACCTTTTGGTAGTGCACTTTCGGCTACAAACAGGTACACGATACTGATAGGAGCAGGCAAGTATACATTTAGTTCCACCTTTACTGTTGATGCGCAGTATATTGATATAGTATCATTAACGGGAAAAGCAGATGTATTTCTGAATGGCATTTCAGTGACGGCAAATGATGTTCTGTTGCGTGGTATCAACTGTGGTCCTTCTGCCTTTAAAATTGCAACTAATTTGAATTTATTGAAATGTGAATATTGTACTGGTGGTGATTACTCATTTGGTGGTAGTAGTATTAGTGGTGTTGCTGTTACAACATCAGGCACTTTCACTAATTGTACTGCTGGTAGCTATTCATTTGGTTGTGGTTATATGGCTCTTGGTACAGCCTCAGGCACATTCACTAATTGTACTGCCACTGGTTTATCATTTGGTTCTGGTAATAGTTATTCTGGTACAGCATCAGGTATATTCATTAATTGTACAGCCAGTAACTATTCATTTGGTGGTGGTAGTAGTGGTATTGGAACAGCATCCGGAACATTTACTAATTGTACTGCCACTAGCAACTCATTTGGTGGTAGTAGTTCTAGTACTGGTACGGCCTCCGGCACATTCACTAATTGTACCGCCACTACCTACTCATTTGGTTCTGGTTATAGTGTCGGTAATAGTTGCGTTGGTACAGCATCTGGCACTTTTACTAATTGTACTGCTGGTAACTATTCATTTGGTTATGGTTATAATAATAGTGGTGGTACGGGTTGTACGGGTACAGCCTCCGGTATATTCAATAATTGTACTGCTGGTGATAGCTCTTTTGGTTATGGCTCTAGTAGTACGGCATCAGGCTCCTTTACCAATTGTAAAAGCGGTACCTCATCATTCGGCTATCACGGAACACTTACAGGAACATTCAATAATTGTACTGCTGGTAATTATTCATTTGGAATTTACGGAACAGTTTCAGGCATATTTGTCAATTGTACTGCCGGAAGCTCATCATTTGGTTACTACGGAACAGCTTCAGGTACTTTTACTAATTGCATTGGAACCACTGGCTGTTTCGGGGGTTTTGGAATAGCTTCCGGAACATTCACTAATTGTATAGCAACAGCTGATTCGTTTGGCGGTGGCTGGGGTGGTACGGGTACAGCAACAGGTACGTTTGTCGATTGTATAGGTGGAGCAACTTCCTTTGGATATGCTAATGCATCAGGCATATTCACAGGCTGTACAGGAGGAGATTATGCATTTGGGTATCTTATAGCATCAGGTACGTTTACAGATTGTGTGGGAGGAAATAACTCATTTGGGTGGACTACAGCATCGGGTATATTCACTAATTGTGTTAGTGCTGGTTCTGGTTGCTTTGGTTATACTACTGCTTCAGGCACATTCACCAATTGCACGGGAGGTGCAAGTAATTTTGGCGGTGCTGGAAACAATTGTAGTGCTTCAGGTACATTCACCAATTGCACGGGAGGAGCTGGCTGTTTTGGTGGGTATAATGCAAGTGGAATTTTTACGAATTGTACAGGCGGTAGTGCTTCGTTCGGTTCTGGTAATTCGATTGCCGCTACTGCACGATTATATTATTGCCGAATGACATCCGGAAATTTCACAACACCAATATCCGGTGCCCGATTCATATTATGTATCGATGGAAACAACAATACAGTAACAATTTAAAAACAAAAAAATGAAGAATGTACAATCAACAGTTGAGGGTGTATGGAAATCGCTCGACGAAAAGGGAGAACTAACGGAAAATGACATCAGACTTGCAAATGACGCTTATGCGCAGAATAAGCCGACACTTACAAGCGATGATAGCTACAAATTAATTAGCGCAGATGTATTAATAGATGATGATTCGGCGGTTAGTGGCATAATCAATTGCCGGATAAACGGAGAACATGAGCAAATAAGATTCTGACATATAAATCAGTATGAAATAAGATTATAAGATTAATATGAAAAAACTAAAAGAATTTTTCAAAAGAATAATAACAATTATAGAACAAAAGAAGATGGATGAACTAATTATTTTGAAGGCGCAAGCTTTAGATGCCATATTGGCAAAAGAATCAATTGAATCTCAAATTGCAGACTTACAGAGTAAGCTGCCTGCCATAGCTAATCAGGCAGATGATTTGATGTCGAAAGTTAAGAACTATGCGGCTCCTGCTACTGAGGCTACAGTTGCTTCTGACATAGTTTAAATTGTATTTAAAAGCTAATTAAAAAGACATCACTTACGTGATGTCTTTTGTGTATATGTCATGTGCGTGTCTCTCATTTATGCACAATTTGTTTTGATATTTATGCACAATTTGTTTTTTTGATTATAAAAAGTCACACAAAAGTTTTTTATTTCATAAAAACTTTGCTTTTGTTTCCTTGAAAACTTAGACAATACAAAGCTCAAAGATTTTCTTTATCTGCTTTTGTGCACCTTTTGTGCCTTTTGTGGTAAATTATTTTGAAGTTCACAAAAGACAATATCTATCGATATTGCTTTAGGTAATCAAGCGTTTATTCATATTACAGAATATGTAAAGTTGATTATTCTATTTTTGATAATATGCATTTTAAATGGAATTTTTATTCTGTTTTTTCCGTCTGATCCGTGTATTCTGTGTGCGAATCCTTATCTAAACGACATTGAATCGTAAATCACCAATCGTCAATCCACAAAGTGGGAATTATGTAAGATATTCCGGAATTTATGTAACTTTCCGAACAAGCACAGTACTACTTTTGTTACCATAATCTATCTGTTGTGTTGAATATACTACACAGATAAATGCTCTTGTAACTATTTACTTAACGTACATTGAACTAATGGAAAACTATAAATTGTTTGAACCTGCAAAGTTAGGTGATCTGGAATTGAAGAATAAGATTGTAATGGCACCTATGACGCGGAGTCGTGCTATTAATAATGTGCCAAATGCATTGATGGCTGAATATTATAGTCAACGGGCAAGTGCCGGATTGATTATTACCGAAGGCACTGCTCCTTCGCCTAATGGATTGGGCTATTCACGTATTCCGGGATGTTATAGTAAAATACAGGTGGAAGGCTGGGAGAAAACAACATCAGCAGTTCATAAAGCCGGTGGAAAGATATTTCTTCAACTTATGCATACCGGAAGAATAAGTCATGCGCTTAATATACCTGAAGGTGCGCAAATAATAGCTCCTTCGGCCGTAAAGGCTTCCGGACAAATGTGGACGGACTCGCAACAAATGCAGGATTTTCCCATTCCAAAGTCAATGAATGATGAAGACCTATTACTCACCCTGACAGAATATTTTGCATCGGCATCACACGCTATTGAAGCCGGTTTTGATGGTGTGGAACTTCATGCCGCCAACGGTTATTTGTTGGAACAGTTTCTGTCGCCAATCAGTAATATCCGTACCGATAAATATGGTGGAAGTATCGAAAACCGTTGTCGTTTTGTGCTTGAGGTAGTGAGTGGAGTGGTTGCAACTATTGGAAAAGAAAAAACTGCTGTTCGCTTATCACCTTATGGTGTTGCCAATGATATGCCTCCTTATGCTGAAATAGATAAAACCTATACCTATCTGTCGGAAGAACTGAACAAGTTGGGAATAGCTTATTTGCATCTGGTAGATCATTCGGCCATGGGGGCTCCTGAAGTTCCAGCCGAAATAAAAGCGATTATCCGTACCCGATTTAAAAACTCCCTTATCCTTTCGGGAGGATATGATAAAGAACGTGCCGAAGCGGATATAACAAGCGGAAAAGCTGATCTGATTGCTTTTGGTCGTCCGTTTATCAATAATCCCGATTTAGTGGAACGAATGAAAAACAACCTGCCTTTATCGCAAACCCTGAAAACGGATTTGTTTTATACATCCGACGAAAAAGGATATACCGATTATCCGAATTACAAATAATTCAACTTTTTTGGTATTTAGAATGTTATTGAGTACAAAGGCAGGCAGATTAGCTATGGGCAACTAATCCGGTTGTTTTTGTACTTTTTCTATTTCTATAAACGGTCTATTTTATAATCTGTTTTTTGAACGCAATATTAAAAAACACTCTAGTTTACCGACTACCAACTACCAGCTACCCACTCGTAACTAAAAAAAACGTTTATGAAAGAATACTTAAATGAAGACACATTAAGACTCCTGATTGCCACAGTTTCGTTTCTGGCTATTCTGGTGGTTGTTTACTTTGTTTATCGATTCTTGTTTTTACTCTTCAAACGAAGAGTTCTCCGTTCCAACAGAGTATTGAGTAATCAGGCAGTAGAGTTGTTTAAAATTCCTGCACTCTGGTTGATTTATTGGATTTTGTTCAAAATATTTACGAAACTCTTTCTTTCAACCCTGTCTATATTCCCTTATTTAGAGCATGTCAATACGCTTTTAATTATATTCTCAG